AAAGATATTTATTTATCTTTAATAGACCAAGCAAAGATCCAAGGGGTGTCATTACAAAATCAATTTATAAGAAGTAATTTACACTTAGATGGTGGGTTTGAAAAATTAAGTTATGTTGATAGAGGGATAGCTCAATATAAAAAGAAACATACCTTGTTTGATTTTACCGATATGATTTTAGAGTTTATTAAAATGGATAATGCTCCTACTTTAGATGTAGTTATTGTTGATGAAGCCCAAGATTTAAGTTTAATCCAATGGCAAATGGTAGAGCAGCTTATTCGTAAAGCTGATCGTGCTTACATTGCAGGGGATGATGACCAAGCTATATTTAATTGGGCTGGTGCAGATATAGGAAGATTAAAAAAGATTAAAAGCAAAAGAGAAATACTTAATAAGTCTTATCGTATTCCTAAAAAGGTGCATAAGATTGCTCAAAAAATAATTACTTCTGTTGCTGATAGAGTAGAAAAGGAATGGCAGCCACGAGAAGAAGAAGGCAAAGTTGCTTATCATCGTAGTCGTTTAAATTACACAATGGATTTAACACAAGGAACTTGGCTGATATTAGGGCGCACAAATTATTTATTAGATCAAATAGCCGAGGATCTTAAAACAAGAGGATTGTTTTTTGAAAGATATAATCGTTCAAGTGTATCCGAAAAAATGTTGAATGCTATTATCGGATGGAAGAGAATACAAGAAGGAGGTTGTATTCCTTTTCGGATGGTAAAGGATATGTATTATTATATGTCCGGAAATAATCATATAGCACATGGATATAAAGAACTGCGTGGTGCTGATGAAGAAAAAGATTATGATCATGATACTTTAATTTTGGATCATGGGTTAAATGTACATAAGGATAGACCTTGGGATTATGCTTTAGACAACATACCAGATTCTCAGAAAATATATATAAATGCTGCATTACAGCGCCAAAAAGACTTTAATGTATCTAAAAATATAAAATTATCTACAATTCATGCAGCTAAGGGTGGCGAAGCTGACCATGTTATGCTATTAACGGATCTACCAAAAAAAGTTGATGATAACTATTTTTTGCAACAAGACGATGAGAGGCGAGTGTTTTACGTGGGAGTAACAAGAGCAAAAAAATCTTTACATATTATTGAATCTGAATCCACACGAGAATTCCAGGAAATATTTTAATGATCTCTCAAAACATTTTAGAACTAGCAAAAGAATTAATAGGTAAGGATCGTCAAGAAGATTATGGCGACAAACTTACTAATCACAAGAACATTGCTGCGTTGTGGTCTATTTTCCTCCGCAAAGATATAACAGCACATGACGTAGCGATGTGTATGGCTTTAGTTAAAGTAGCAAGACTAATGCATGCACATAAAACAGATAGCTACATAGACTTAGCCGCCTATGCAGCTATTGCGGGAGAACTTAACGAAAGGGATAAGTGAGACAGCCATCTTTGTTCCAAGCACCTAGTGAGTGGGTTCCTCCGGAAAACATTCCTAATCTTGAAGCTGCAACAGAGATTGCAATTGATTTAGAAACTCATGATCCTGGTTTAAAAACTACAGGACCTGGATGGGCTATTAAAAAAGGAAAAGTTATTGGTGTAGCGTTGGCCGTGGACGGTTGGCAAGGATACTTTCCTCTTGCACATCCTGGTGGTGGTAACTTTGACGAGAAAGTTTTTAAAAGACAACTACAAAAGATACTAGATCTGCCTTGCGATAAGATATTTCACAATGCTATCTATGATGTAGGGTGGTTAAGTGCCATGGGTCTTGAAGTAAAAGGTCGTATTTGTGACACAATGATTGCAGCTCCTTTATTAGATGAGAACAGAAGAAACTATTCTTTAAAAGAAATAGCGCAAGAATATACTGGAGAAACAAAATCAGAAGCTGGCTTATATGAAGCAGCTAAAGACTTTGGTGTGGATGCAAAATCAGAAATGCATTTACTACCAGCTATGTATGTAGGTCCTTATGCTGAACAAGACGCTGCCGTTACTTTAAAACTGTGGCATGTATTAAAAGTAGAATTAATAAAACAAGAATTAACATCAGTATTTAATTTAGAAACAGAACTTCTTCCTATCCTATTTCACATGAAAAGAAAAGGAGTGAGAGTAGATATAGAAAAAGCGGAACGTGTTAAAGCAGAGTTTAAAGCAGGAGAGAAAAAGATATTAGAGAGTTTATACAAGAAATGTGGGTTTGAGGTAGAAATTTTAGCACCATTATCTATAGCAAAAGCTTTTGATAAGCTTAATATTTCTTATAATCGTACACCTACAGGTCTTCCTAGCTTTGATAAGAACTTTTTATCTACTCATTCCCATCCTTTTGCGAAACAAATTGTGGAGGCAAGAGAAATAAACAAGGCATACACTACCTTTATTGATTCTATTTTAAAACATTCTCATAAAGGTCGCATTCATGCTGATGTAAACCAATTGAGATCGGAAACAGGTGGTACTATTTCTGGGAGATTAAGCATGCAAAATCCCAATTTACAACAAATTCCTGCAAGAAATCCTAAAATTAGTCCTAAAATAAGATCATTATTTATCCCAGAAGAAGGGGAAAAGTGGGGAATATTTGATTACTCACAGCAAGAACCACGCCTATTAGTACATTATGGTGCTATAATAAGTGATCGAATAGAACTAGAGGGGGTTGCTCCTTTAGTAGATGGTTATACAAACGAAGATATAGACTTCCATCAAGCTGTCGCAAACATGGCAAATATAGACCGTAAGCAGGCTAAAACAATTAACCTAGGGATGATGTACGGAATGGGTAAAGGTAAACTGATGAGTGAATTAGGGCTAGATAAGGATGATATAGACACAGTCTTTAGACAGTATCATTCAACGGTACCCTTTGTAAAAGAATTAACAGATAAAACTATGCGCAGAGCTGGAGAAAAAGGCTACATTAGAACCATTCTAGGTAGGAAATGTCGATTTCATTTATGGGAACCAAATCATTTTGGTGTTCATAAGGCATTACCTCAAGCACAGGCAGAGATAGAGTACGGAGGAATGAATAAGATTAAACGAGCATGGACTTATAAAGCTTTGAATAGATTGATCCAAGGATCAGCAGCAGATCAGACTAAAATGGCTATGGTTAAATTATATAGGGAGGGATTCCTTCCGTTAATCCAGGTGCATGATGAATTAGATATGTCGTTTTCTTCTGATGAAGAAAAGAAAAAGATTATTGAGATAATGGAACATGCTTTAGAATTAAGGGTTCCGTCTAAAGTAGATGCAGAAATAGGACCTTCATGGGGGGAAGCAAAATAATATGGTATATGCAAGAGAAAGACAGGAAAGATATATTAATACCTACAAAGGAAAACTAGCGCATACAAGAAGTTGTGTTAAAGAACAAAAGAAACTACGTGGTACAGAAGAAGGAAGAATAATTTTACGTTACAGAAAAGTTAAGTGTGAGTGGGGAGAAACTGTGGCAAAATGGTGGCTTAAACAAGAGCCTATTTGTCCGGTATGTGGACCTGATATTACATATAATAAAGCACCAACAAGAAAAAAAGGAAGAAGTAATTTAGCAGAGTTAGTTATTGATCATGATCATAAGTATACAAGAAAAGATTATCGTAATAATTCTAATTTGTTACCAAGAGGATTGTTATGTCAACGCCATAATCTTGCATTAGGAATGGTTAAAGAAAGTGTAGAAGAATTAAGGAGAATGATTGCGTATAAAGAAAAAAATATTTAAGTTATGGTATGAAATCTTTATGCTTAACATTATTTTTATTTTGTCAAACAACATTAACTGATTTTGATTTTAATTATTCTAATAACTCAGAATTTGTTAGTGGAATAATTGAATGCACTCAATTATCTAATACTTATATTCCTCCACATTCACGTTCTATTATTATTATTAGTGTAGCTCAAGCAGCTCTTGAATCTGATTGGGGTAAATCTCGTTTTGCTCAAGAAGGAAATAATTTTTATGGAATAATAGAAACAGATCCTACTTCTAAACATTTAAAAGCTTTAGGTGATCCTAGCATTATGATCCGTGTGTATGATAAAAAATGTGAATCGGTTGCGGATTATATTAATCTTTTAAACACTCATCATCTTTTTAAAGAGTATCAAGAGTTAAAAGTAAAACAATATGTAAGTGGGAAAGTAGATATTATGGCATTAATAGAAACACTTAAAGGATACGCCGTAGATCCTGCTTATGTTTCTAAACTTAAAGCAACAGTAGGATATCTTTTAAAAGAATATCCAAAATTATTTCATGTATCAGTTGGTGCTTAAAATTTTATCTAACTTTTGATTTATTTCTTTTACTTGTACTTCAATAACCGAGAGCCGTGAATCAATACGTAACATATCTAAATCTTTTATTTGTGATTCAAGGGCCGTGACCCGTGAGGAAAGCATCCCATTCGTGAAGGCTATACCACCTACAATGCAAGCCACCCATATCCAATCACGCATGCTTAACATTAACGTAGTTTGTTAATTCGTTCCTGAACATACTCATCAAAAACAACTGGTTCACTTTGAAAATTCCAAGGATCATTTGTTTGAACCCCATCAATATATTGCGGA